CGATCGGCGGCTTGGCCGCCGCCGCCATTGCCGGCTCCCTGGAGCAGGACAAGCTCAATGCCTCGATCATCGCCACAGGCAACTATGCGGGTGTGACGGCTGGCCAGGTCAATGCCATGGCCGAGCAGCTCGGGCGCACCACCGGTGGCACCGGCAAGGCCCGGCAGGAGCTGGAGCTCCTGGTGGCATCGGGCAAGGTCACCGGTGACCGGCTTGCCGAGGCGGCGCAAGGCGCTGCGGACTTCGCGTTTGTCACTGGCGAAAGCATCGACAAGGCGGTGGAGCACTTCGTCAGGCTGCAGGACGACCCGGTCAAGTCGATCAAGGGGCTAGACGAGCAGTATCACTTTCTGACGCTTTCCCAGTACGAAAACATCAAGGCGTTGCAGGAGCAGGGCGATGCGGAGGCCGCCGCGGCCATCAGCCAGACCGCTGCTGCCCAGGCATTTGCACAGCGAGCGGCGCAGGTTCGGTCCGAGCTAGGATCGATCCAGCGCGCATGGATCTCTGTCCGGGAAGCGGCATCAGAAGGCTGGGATGCCATCAAGGGTGTGGGCCGGCCCACGTCGCTGCAGGAGGATGCCGCACACTACAAGGAACTCGCCGACACCTACAAAGAGAACCTGATGGCTGCCTTCGGGCAGTCGGATTCCCAGGCCGAGGCAAACCCGGTCGTACAGCGCAACCGGCAATTGCAGAACTCGCTTGCGGCGGGCGCCGACCTCGAGCGTTGGGCAGCCCAGACGGAGGCCGACAACCAGAAAATCCGCACGGAAGCGAAGAAAGCCAGCGACGTTATGGACGGCTTTCTGAAATCCGCAAAGGCGGACAAGGACAAGGCCGCCGAATACGCTGCGGTGAAGAAGGCGACGGCAACGCTCATAGCAGCGAACCCGGCCGACCGCGCAACCTACGAGAAAAACGAGAGGGACGCTCTCAAGGAGATCGACAAGAAGTTCACCGACCGATCGGCTGCCTCTGCCACGAAGGCCGTCAATACCGCTGAGGAATCTGGCCAGGTCAAATCGTTCAAGGATAGCCTGGCTCAGCTGGACGATGCGTTCAAGAACAGCCAGCGGGAATTGGATGCAGCGCGCAAGTCGGGACTTTCTTCCGAGGCGCAGTACTACAAGGAATCGCAGGACCTGCTGTGGAAGAACGAAGCCGCGCAGATAACGGCTATCCAGGCGGAGATTGATCGACTCGAAAAGCGCAAGGTTGCCGGCGCGGATGGCATCAAGAACACTACTCGTATCGCCGACCTGCAGGCACAGGCCAGCAAGATCGAAGCGGACGCCATCTCGAAGAGCAATGCGCTGGGTGAACAGCAGCGTGCCTCCTATGAGAAGCGTCAGCAGGCGATCGATGCGTATCGTCTTGCTCTGGACAAGACCAATGATTCGCTCGAACTCCAGGTCAACAACGAGATTGCGCGAATTGGCATGGGAGATCGCCAATACACCATCCAGCAGCGCGTCAACCAGGCTTACCAGGAGCAGGCTGAGAAGCTCCAGGATCTTGCGCTCAAGCGGCAGGCCGGCTCCCGCGGAGAAGTCGGTGGCCTTGACCAGGACCAGTACGAGGCCGATGTGGCTGCGCTGCAGAGCGCTACCGAGCGGCGAGTGGCAATTATCCGTGACGGCTACGAGCGCATGGCCGCGGCCGAGTCTGACTGGCGCAATGGTGCAGAGCGGGGACTGGAAGACTGGGTGCAGCAAGCAGGCAACAGTTCTAGCCAGGTTGCGTCGTTCACTACTAACGTCCTGGATTCCACAACGTCCTTCCTTGTCGACCGCCTGACGTCAAAGAAGCAGACGCTCAAGGCCTGGGTGGCGGATGTCCTGAAAGACTTGGCTACGATCGAGCTTCGCGTGGCTGCGTCGAGGTTGCTTAGCAGCATCGTCGGTGCCTTTACCGGCATGCCGTCGACGGGCGTAGCCTTGTCCGGCCCCGCGTCCTACACCGGCCAGGGGGTGGCCGGCGACATTGCCAACATCGCGTTCAATGCCAAGGGCAACGTCTATTCGTCTCCAGACCTGTCGGCGTACTCTGGCAAGGTCGTCAATCGGCCGACGGTCTTCGCGTTTGCGCGTGGCGCCGGCGTGATGGGTGAGGCCGGTCCCGAAGGCATCCTGCCGCTGACCCGCACCTCCGGCGGCAAGCTGGGCGTGCACGCGGTGGGTGGTGGCGGCGACGTGGTGTTCAACCAGACCGTCAACTTCAACGGCGATGGTTCGGTGACGGAACAGACCACTGGTGGGGGCCAGGGTGACCTTGGCCAGCAGCTCCTGACGCGCATGCGTGACACGGCGCGCCAGGTCGTGGTCGAGGAACAGCGCCCGGGCGGCATACTCTGGAGGATGCAGCGTGCCTGACGTATTCACTTGGCGCCCGATCAACAATCCAGTGGGGCAGGTCACGCTCCGCGTTCGGAGGGCGCAGTTCGGCGACGGCTACTCGCAAGAGGTTCAGGACGGCATCAACAACAAGGTTCAGTCGTGGCCGTTGCAGTTCGTCGGCTCGCGCGCGGAGATGCAGGCCCTGTCCGACTTCCTGGACACCCACGCCGGCGCCATCGGCTTTCTATGGACGCCGCCGGTTGGTGTGCAGGGCCTCTATAAGGCCGCGTCCTACAGCCCCGGCTACGAGGGCGGCGACGTCTACACCATCTCCACCACGTTCGAACAGAAGTTCTCGCCATGACCATCGCCGCCGATGTCCAGAAGCTCGAACCGGGCGCCCTCGTCGAACTGTACGAACTCGATGCCACCTCTATCACCGGCGGTGGCGTCGGCGATGTGCTCCGATTCCACGGCTATACCCAGCAGGGTGTGATCCTGTGGCAGGGCCAGGAATACTCGCCATGGCCGATCAAGGCAGACGGCTTCGAACTCACGCCGGACAAGCCGCCGATGCCGACGCTGCAGGTCGGCAACGTCAATGGCCAGATCACGGCGTTGTGCCTCGCCTACCAGGATCTGGTGGGGTCGCTTCTGATCCGGCACCGGACGTTCGGTCGCTACCTCGACGGTCAGCCTGGCGCGGATCCGGCGCAGGAATTCCCCCTCGACAAGTGGTTCATCGAACGGAAGGCCTCCGAAACGAACGAGGTCGTGCAGTTCGAACTGTCTTCCGCGCTGGACGTCGGCCAGCAGCAGCTGCCCGGGCGGAAGATCATCGCCAACTCATGCAGCTGGCTGCAGCGCGGCGGCTACCGCGGACCGTACTGCGGGTATAACGGGCCGCCGGTGGCCAAGGCCGACGACACGCCCACCAGCGACCCGGCGCAGGACGCCTGCGGCGGCCGCCTGTCGTCCTGCAAGCTGCGCTTCGGGGCAAATAACCCGCTGCCGTATGGTTCGTTCCCCGCTGCTGGCCTGTTGCGCTCATGAACGACACGACCATGGACGCGGCGCGCGCGCATGCGGCGGCCGAGTACCCGCGCGAGGCATGCGGCCTGGTGGTGATCGAGAAGGGCAAGGAGCGGTTCTGGCCGTGCCGTAACATGGCGACTGACGCCACCGAGCACTTCGTGCTGCATCCGGAGGACTACGCCGCGGCCGAGGACGCTGGCGACGTGGTGGCGGTGGTGCACAGCCACCCCGACGCCACTTCGCGGCCCAGCGAGCAGGACAGGGCCATGTGCGAAGTCTCGGGCCTGCCCTGGTACATCATCGGCATGCCCGACGGGAAGCCTGATGACGTGCTACGGCTGATGCCGGAAGGCTATGTACCGCCTTTGGTTGGCCGGACATTCGTACACGGACTGCTCGACTGCTGGGCGCTCTGCCGTGACTGGTACGCCACGGAATGGGGTCTGGAACTACCCAGCCCGCCGCGCACTGATCGCTGGTGGGACGATGGCCAGTCGAACCTCTACAGCGAAGGAGCACTCGCCGGTGCGGGCTTTCAGGTGCTCTGGCGTAAGGAGGGCGGCGCGCCGGCGGCGCTGGCGCGCGGTGATCTGATCCTGATGCAGGTGCGCAGCCGCAACCTGGTGCCCAACCATGCAGGTATCTACCTGGGCGACGGGAACATGCTGCACCACATGCACGGGCGCCTGTCATGCCGAGAGGTGTTCGGCGGCTACTGGCTGGAGACGGCGGTGCTGGCTGCTCGACACCGCGACGCACCAACCTGACATCCGCATCGCCAGCCATGCAGTGGCGTGCTTTTTAATTGGAGTTCGAGATGAATAAGTTCCGCGAGGTGATTCTTTACGGCGTTCTGAGGTCTCGATTCGGGCGCCGTTTTCGATTCCAGCTGGACACGAACACCGTTGCTGAGGCCATTTCTGCACTTCGGTCGCAGCTTCCTGGATTCACGGAGTTCCTCGCCAACGCCAAGGCGCGAGGGCTTGGGTTCTCCATCTTCTCGGGCAAGGACAATCTCGCCGAAGAACAGATGCGCACTCCTGGCCATGGTCCCATTCGGATCGCGCCGATCATCTTGGGCAGCAAGAACGGCGGCTTGTTCAGCATTATCTTGGGAGGGGCTTTGATAGCCGCCAGTTTCTTTGTTGGTGGGCCGGCGCTTTCCGCTTACTTGCTGAGCACAGGCATTGGCATGGCTGCCAGCGGTCTGGTCCAGATGCTGTCGCCTCAACCGAAGGGCCTCAAGCAGGCCGATTCGCCACAGAATCAGCCGTCGTACGTCTTCAACGGATCCGTCAACACACAGGCCCAGGGTAATCCGGTGCCGCTGCTGTACGGCCGCATGATCGTGGGCTCGGCGGTGATCTCCGCCGGCATCCGCGCCGAGGACTACGCGCCGGCGAGCGGCGGCGTCAGCACCGGCACGCCGCTTGGCAGCTTCAAGAAGAACTTCTACGACACCTGATCGCTGCCGCACCCGCGCCGAATCCCACGCCCGCCTTGCGCGGGCTTTTTTGTGAGCGAAGCATGGACAACCTGCATCTCATCGAAGGCGCCAAGGGCGGCGGCAGCCAGCGCACGCCGGTGGAGTCGCCGGATAGCCTTCGCTCGATCGCGTCGTTCCGGATCCTAGATGCCGTGAGCGAGGGCGAGATCGGCGGCCTGGTCAACGGCCTGCAGTCGATCTACCTGGACGAGACGCCGCTGGCCAACGCCGATGGCTCGCTGAATTTCCAGAACGTGCATGTCGACCAGCGAACCGGCACCCAGGACCAGGACGTCATTCCCGGCTATGCAGCGGTCGAGAACGAAGTGGCTGTCGGCGTGGAGCTCAAGCAGGTGGCGCCTTGGGTGCGCTCGCTCACGAACCTGGAGCTTTCGGCCGTCGGGATCACCATCAGCGTGCCGCAGCTGTCGAAGGCGAACACCGCCAACGGCGACATCAATGGCTACTCGATCTCGTACAAGATCGAGGTGCAGACCGACGGTGGCGCGTACCAGCTCGCCTACAGCGGCGCGATCACTGGCAAGACCACCACCAAGTACCAGCGCGAGCACCGCGTGGATCTGCCTGCGGCGACCGTCGGCTGGAACGTGCGCGTCACGCGCATCACGGCCAATGCCAACAGTTCGACCATCGCCGACACCACGACGATCGACAGCTACACGGAGATCATCGACGCAAAGCTTCGCTACCCGAACACCGCGTTGATCGCGATCAGCGGCGACGCTTCGCAGTTCTCGAACATCCCGGCTCGCGGCTACGACCTATGGGGCCGCATCATCCAGGTGCCGACCAACTACGACCCGCACGCGCGCACCTACACCGGCGCCTGGGACGGAACGTTCAAGCTGGCCTGGACCGACAACCCGGCGTGGATCTACTACGACCTGGCCACGCACCCGCGCTACGGCCTTGGCCATCTGATCTCCGCGGCGCAGGTCAACAAGTGGGATCTGTACCGGATCGCGCAGTACTGCGACCAGGCGGTCAGCGACGGCAAGGGCGGCACGGAACCGCGCTTCACCTGCAACGTGTTCCTGCAGACGGACAGCGACGCATATCAGCTGCTCTCAGACCTGGCCAGCCTGTTCCGTGGCATCAGCTTCTGGGCGAGCGGCGCGATCGGTGTGGCCGCCGACATGCCACAGGATCCGGTGTACGCCTACACCGCAGCCAACGTCATCGGCGGAAAGTTCACCTATTCGGCTACCACCCGGAAGACTCGCTACACCGTCGCCCAGGTCACCTGGAACGACCCGGCCGACATGTACCGCGCCAAGGTGGAGTATGTGCAGCACCAGGCCGGCCTGGCGCGCTACGGCATCCAGCCCACCGCCATCACCGCTTTCGGCTGCACATCGCAGGGCCAGGCTCAGCGCGCCGGCATGTGGGTACTGCTGACGTCGCAGCTGGAGACCGACACCATCACCTTCCAGGTGGGCCTGGACGGCGCGATGGCGGCGCCCGGGCAGATTGTGCGCGTGCAAGATCCGGCGCGCGCGGGCAAGCGGCAGGGCGGCCGCATCACCGCGGCCACGACCTCCGTGGTGACTGTGGACCGCGCCCCAGACGCGGTGGTGGCCGGCGACACCATGACCGTGGTGTTGCCATCCGGCGTGTCCCAGACGCGCACGGTGCTCAACGTGGACGGACGGAACATCCAGGTCACGCCGGTGTTCACGGAGCTGCCGGCGGCGGAGGCGGTGTGGACGGTCGAATCAAGCACCCTGGTCAACCAACTGATCCGCGTGCAATCGGTCGGGGAGGACAAGTCCAGCGACGCGCTGACCTTCACCATTACCGGTAGCCAGCACGTCCCGGAAAAGTTCGAGGCGATCGACAACGGCACGATCATCCAGCTGCCGCCGATCAGCCAGCTGCCGGCCAACCTGCAGGCTCCGCCGACCGACGTGGTGCTGTCCAGCCATGTGGTGATCACCCAGGGCATCGCCACCAACGTCATGACGATCAGCTGGACGCCGGCTGCCGGCGCGCAGCGCTACCAGGTCGAATGGCGCAAGGACGACGGTGAGTGGGTCAGTGCTGGCCAGGTCTCCGGCCAGTCGGCCGACGTGCAGGGGATCTATACCGGCAGCTACCTGGCGCGCGTGCGGGCGATCAGCCCGGGCGGCATCGCCTCGGTGCCGGCGCTGTCGGCGCCGACCGACGTGCTGGGCAAGACCGGCGCGCCGCCGCAGGTGGCCAGCCTGACCGCGACGTCGAAGGTCTGGGGCATCCACCTGCAGTGGGCGTTCCCTGCCGGCGCCGAGGACACCCTACGCACGGAGGTGTGGCGTTCCAACACGCCCAACCTGGCCGATGCCACGAAGATGGCGGATCTCACCTATCCCCAGAACACGCTGGAGATGGACGGGCTCGCCGCTGGTGCGTCGTTTTACTTCTGGGCCCGGCTGGTCGACAAGACCGGCAACATTGGCGCGTATTACCCGACCGGCGCCGGCGTGAACGGGCAGGCCAGCAGCAACCCGGCCGACTACGAGCCGATCATTGCCGGCCTGATCGAAGACACGAACCTTGGCCAGGAGATCCTCGGCGCCGTCCAGCAGATGACGCCGGAAATGGCCGGTTCGGCCTCGAAGTTCGCCGGCAGCAGGACGCGCTACGCCGGCGTGTGGTCGCAGCTGACGGCCCAGCAGGAGGGCGACATGGCCATGGCGGCGCGCGTCGACACCGTGCAGGCGACGGTGGATGACACCACGGCCATCGTCCAGGAGACGGCGACCACGGTGGTCGACTTGAACGGCAAGGTGAGCGCGACGTGGAGCGTGCGCTGCCAGGTCACAGCCGATGGCCACATCTACGGCGCCGGCATGGGCTTGGGCGTGGAGCAGCAAGCGGACGGCACCTACCAGTCGCAGGTGCTGTTCCAGGCCGATCGCTTCGCAGTCATCAATGTGGCCAACGGCGTGACCACGCTTCCCTTCGTCATCCAGGGCGGCCAGGTGTTCATTTCGCAGGCGCTGATCGGTACCGGCTGGATCACCAACGCCATGATCGGCGACTTCATCCAGTCGACGGACTACGTCGCCGGCGTCACGGGTTGGCGCATCAGCAAGAGCGGCAACAGCTTCGAGCTCAACGGCTCGGGTGGTGGTGGTCGGCTATCTCTGACCAATCAGCTCCTGCAGGTGTTCGACTCGGCCAACACGCTTCGTCTTCGCGCTGGCCTGTGGTGACCCAGACCAACAAGTTCACCCAGAAGCCGCCGCAAGGCGGCTTTCTTCTTTTGAGGTAGCCACATGGCAAAGCAGATCATCAATCTCGGTACGCCGCCGGAAGGCGAGGATGGCGATACCAACTACGTGGCCTGGCAGAAGGCCAACGGCAACTTCACGGAGCTGTACGACAGCGTGTCGGACCTGTCGGCCAGCGTCAGCGGGCAGGCGTCGTTCAAAAACAAGCTGATCAACGGCAACTTCAATGTGTGGCAGCGAGGCACATCCTTTGCCGCGGCCACAGGCACGCGCTACACGGCCGATCGATGGGTATCCGTCGGTGTTGGCAGCACCTCGGCGTTGAGCCAGCAGGCGTTTGCGCTGGGGCAGGGCGTGGTGCCGTGGGAGCCGTCGTACTTTCTGCGCACGGTCGTGGCGTCGTCGGCTGGCGCTTCTAACCTGGCGGCGCTTCAGCAGAACATCGAGGGCGTCCGCAACTGTGCCGGCCGCACCATGACGCTGAGCTTCTGGGCGAAGGCCGATGCCGCCAAGAACATCGCCGTGGAGCTCAGCCAGGTGTTCGGCACCGGTGGTTCGCCATCGTCCCAGGTCATCAACATTGGCACCACCACGGTGGCGTTGACCGCGGGCTGGGTGAAGAAGACGATCACCTTCACGATCCCGGCAATCGCCGGCAAAACGCTGGGCACGAACAACAACGACTATACGCAGCTGACGTTCTGGTTCGACGCCGGCACGACCTATGCGGGCCGCTCAAACGGCCTTGGGCAGCAGTCCGGTACGTTCGATATCGCGCAGGTGCAGCTTGAACTGGGGACCGCGGCGACGGCGTTCGAGCTGGTGCCGCCGGCGATCGAGCTGACTCAGTGCCAGCGCTACTGCTTCGCGGCGACGCTGCCCGCTGGTGGTGCGTTCGCCGCGGGTACGCAGTACAGCACGACGGGCGCACTTGCGCAGTTCAACACCCCAGTACAGATGCGCGCTTTCCCCACCCTGACCATCACCGGTCAGGGCATCGGATGGGTTGGCAACGGCACGCCGAATTCCGGAAATCCGACTATCGCTGGTAGTTGGAATGGCCAGTTCGTCCTGCTGTTCACCATCAGTGGCGCGACAACTGGCCAGTCTGGCTTCGCGGCCGGCAAGTCGGGCGGGACGACGCTCATGATCCTCGATGCGGAGCTTTGAAAATGCCCGACTACACCATCGTTCACACGATTTTCGGCAACAGCATCATTCGCAACAGCGACGGCGCCTGCATCCCGATCTGCCCTGGTAACCGCGACTACTACGAATACCTCGAATGGGTCGCCGCCGGCGGCGTGCCAGACGAGATCGATAACACCTGATGCCGAGTAGCGCTGTGGGCGACAAGTGAGGTTGCCATGGGTCAAGGTATCCAGGTTTTCAATGCGGCGGGCCAGCTGATCTTTGACACTCCAGATCGCCTGTCTCGCATCATTGGCAAGGTCGTGGTGGCGCCTGGCGCCTCGGGCTCCATCACGCTTCCCACGGGCTATGGCGACTACTGGTTCTTCGTCTGGCCAAGCTCCGGCACGACGCGCTACACCCCCGTCATCACCCTGAGCGGAAACACATTGAGCTATTCCCCGGCCACGATTTGGACTCCGGCGGTGGAATGCACCATCTTCTACGGCGTTAAGTGATATGGCAGACGCAGGGTTTACCGTCTATGGCGACAGTGGCGTCGCCCAGGTCGACAACACCTATGCGAACTTGTCGCTGGTGGAGAAGGGAACCCTCACCACCAATCAGTCTCTCTATGGGGCTTCGGTCACCTACGGAACGATAGGGCCGCGCAGTGATCTTGTTTCTCCGATCATTTGCGTGGGCGGCTCGCTTTATACCAGGCCGGAGACCTTCTACGGCGCTGGGCAGATCGGCTTCAATATCTCCGTCGCTGGGCCACTCGGAACCCAGGTTCCTTATTACATCTTCGACGTGCCGCGGGCACCGCCGGCGCACGGCTTCGGCTTGCAGGTATGGAACGCAGCCGGCCAACTGATCTTTGATGCCAGCGCGGGGCCGATGCGCGTAGTCGGGTTCGTCCAGAATGCGACGGGTACGGCGATCTTCACCGGCACCGCGGGGCGCACCTATGCCGTGGCACACGTCATCCGCGGCTTCCGATCGGCGAGGGTGGAGGGCTTCAACGTGCGCGCGGTGTTCACCCAGGTGGCCAGCAACGTGGTCAACCAAAATCTGCTCATCGTGCAAGACCTCACGTCCGGCGACACGCCGGTGCTGTCGGCGAACCTGATGACGGCGCTCGTGATCGACGTGACGAACCTTTAGCAGGGGTATTTCGTCCGGGTATCCGAGAATCTGAGATCGCCCGGTCGTAGCCTTCGGGTATGGACGAAGCCCGCACCACCCTTCTTGCCGTAGCCTCCAGCCTGTCCAGGCTGCTGATCCGGCTCCACGATCTTTCCAACTCGGTGCGCCGCCGGCCGGGTGGGCACGTCACTGCCGCGGCCCATGCGCACTGGACCGTCTCGGACCTATCGCCGCCGTCAGCCTGGCTCGATGCAGCCGCACCCAATACGGCGATCAGCGGGGCGATCAGCTCGGTCATGCTGGCCCAGGCCCACCTTCTGGCCATGATCGAGGCTCCGGGTGACGTCGACCTCAAGTTGGCCATCCGGGCGCTCGAACATGTCTGCCATGGCGCACACTGGAGCGCCAGGGTGGAGGCCATCTCCAAGCGCCTTGGCGTCGAGCTCCCCGAATCACCCAGCCAATTCCACCACGGGGCGAGCCTCCACCAGGTCAGCCTTCCGCGCCGCGGCGAGCGGCACAGCCACCCGTGACCAGGTGTAGGCTGTATTACCACCCCGCTGGCGCGCTCCCATGTGCTATTCCGCCCAGGTGAAGGCTGACTACGCCGCTTTTGTGCGCCTGTTCGGCGCGGTCATGGACATCCATGAGTTCGTTAAGCTCTTCGTGGAGAAGCGCGCCGATGGCGGCTGGACGAAGTTGCCCAGGGCAATGCGCGAGTCCTTCCGGAAGCCTGCGAGCGAGGAAGGGTTCGAGCTGGCCAAGATCGTGGCCGAGGGCGACCGGGAGCTCGAGGCGAAGTTGGTGGCCGAGCTGGCTGCCCAGCAGGAGCGACTGGCCAAGGCCGAGGCGGTGTTGGCCAGTCCGAAGCCCACCAAGAAGGCCACGGAGGACCAGCGCATCGCCGGCAACAAAGTGAAGGCGGCCCAGCGCAACCTGGACGACCTGCGCCGCGCGGAGCTGGACCCGAAGGATTCGCGAATTTACCCGGGCAGCTACGCCCCGGTGATGATCGCTGACGCCAAGACCGGCCTGCGTCGCGTGATCCCCATGCGCTATCAGTGCCGGTTGCCCGGCTGGAATGTGGCAATCGAGCGCGAGTACCCCGGCACGTACAATGCGCGCAGGGACAACTTGGAAAGCGCTTGGTCGAAGCTCTTCGGCTACCACCACGGCATCATGATCGTTACTACGTTCTACGAGAACGTGGAGCGCGAGGGGAAGAACGTGGTGCTGCAGTTCACCCCGAACCCTCCGCAGGACATGCTGGTGGCCTGCCTCTGGTCGCACACCACGGACCGGGACGGCGACGAGCTCTGGTCATTTGCGGCGATCACCGACGAGCCGCCGCCCGAAGTGCTGGCCGCCGGCCACGACCGCTGCATCGTCCCCATCAAGCCAGAAAACCTGGATGCGTGGCTCAACCCGGATCCGCGCGACCTGCAGTCGCTCTACGCAATCCTGGATGATCGGCCGCGGCCGTACTACGAACACCAGCTTGCCGCCTAGGCGGAGGTGGCCCAGCTCCACGGGGTCACTTAGTTGGATTGTGAGTAAGGCTGTGAGTAAGATTCGCCTGCGCCTGCCATAGGCAGGCGTTTTTCCCTGGAATCTTGCCCAAATTAGGTCCCCGCTCCGGGCACCAGGCCTCCCTCTTGTCTCGCCGCCGCGCGTCATGACGCCGGCTCTCGCATGCGATCGAGAGCGCTGTCCGCTTCGTTCATTTGCGC